AAGTCGCCCTCCTCGATCAGCTCCTCGAGAACAGTGTTGTCGACTGTCATCGCATCGGGAGCGGCCTCAAAGAGTTCGTCTCTCTTCGACCGTCCCAGAATGCGATAAGCGTCATCTCGGCTCCTCAGGGCTTCACGAGCCTCTGTGAGGACCATCTCGCTCACGATTGATGCTTGTCGTCTTGATAGTTTCATCTGCCTGTCCTCTGCCGACTTAAGTATGAGGGTCAGCGAGAGTTTGCACGAGTTTGTGCTCAGTGCTTCTCGAGGCGATTCATCACTTCGACGCACATGTAGGACATCTGCTCCATGTCGTGGGCGGCAGCCTTGAGGCGACGCTGCATCTTCTGCGTCTTGTCGTAGGTCCACTTCCTCTGCGCCTTCTTACGGCCCATGAGGTCGGCCACGCGGTCGAGGCGATTGCGGGCTGCCTCCTTCATCTGCGTGAACCTCGTCAGAAGCTTGTTGAGGTACTCGGGCGTCTCCTCGGGGAGAGCGACTGCCTGCACGTCCTCTTCCGCCGCTGCCTTTGCTGCGTGGTCGGCCGCTTGTGTCGTCATTCCCTTGGAACGGCTCTTGGTCACGATCTTCTTCTTGTCCATGATGTGATTCTACCCTTCTGAAAGCTGCTTTACAAGTCAGCGGAGGCGGATGACCATTTCGTCGAAAGTCTTCTGATCGTTCTCTACGACCACGAACTTGCGGCCCAGCTTTCGAGCTGCGAGCGCGGTGGTGCCGCACCCAGCGAAGGGGTCGATCACCCAGTCACCCGGGTCGGTGTGGACCTCGATCATGATCTCGTGGAGCTTCTGGGGCTTCTGCGTGGGATGCACCTTGCCCCTGAAAATCTCCGTTATGTCGGCCCAGATGTTGGTCCTGCGATAAAACTCGGATTTTGCAGGGTACTTCTGGTCGAACCCTGCGTACCCTCTCTTGGAGGCGAGGAGGGGCACGTGGAAGACCCGCGGCTTCTTGGCTAGTCCCTTGGTGAAGTAGGCGAGCTCCTCCCTCGTGAAGAGGTAGTTGTGCTGGACGCCGTACCCACGCTTCTTCGACCACGTCACCAGGTTGGCGAGCTCGAAGGATCCGGGCTGCTCCACCCGCGGGATGTACTTCATGAAGGGACGGAAGCCGGGCGTGCCGATCCCTCCCCAGACGTAGAACGCTCCGTTGTCGAGGAGGAGCTGGTCGGACCACATCTTAGTCCACTCGAACATCCACTCCGCGAACTGCTCGTCGGGGCCCGTGTACTTGTCCCACTTCTCGTCGACGATGTTGCCGTAGGGAGGATCCGCGATGATCAGCCCGACCTTGGCGCCGAGCATCTCGCGGACCTTCGCTGTGGTCGCTGAGTCTGTGGAGTCTGCCTGGATTGCGCATCCGTCGGGAAACAGCTCGATGTTCATCGTCTCACTCCTAGCACGACGCAGATCTCTTCTGCCTTAGATTCCCGACCAGCCTCGAAGGCAGCAGCTAGAAGTCGAGCAACAGACTCGGCCTCACGTAAGTGGGCCTTATCGGGATCCTTGCGAATGCATTCCACGCCCCAAGACGTCGGGAACTGCATGAAGTGGATGTTGCCGTACCTCGACATTCCCGGTCCGCAGAACAGGTACGCCACGCCGAGTGCGGTGTCTGATCGTTCGAACGTGTACATTCGACCCTCTTAAATTGGTGGAGGCCTGGCTGTATCCTAGCCAGGCCCCCGGTCGGTTTTCAGTTGTTTAGACTGAGCAGTGTCTCATGCGAGGAAGCTACACGTTTAATCTGAATCGTCAAGCCTTAGACCCATCTGTTCTGCCGCTAAACTACCGGACCGTAGAGCCTCGTTTGAGATCTTCCCGCAGATCTCCGGTGAGGCGACCGAACGCCAGCATTTTGGGATGGCGTAGAGGTCCAGGTTGGATTTGAACCAACGTCGATGGGTTATTTCCGCGTTTCAGAGATTGATTAGCTCGTACCTCTCACTGCAGGTGAACCTGTTGCGATAGCTTCAGGTTGACGTGTCGCTTAGCGTCTGCCGTTCCGCCATCCGCCCATGTTAGGGGCTCCGAAGAGCCTGGTGGGCGGACCTGGATTCGAACCAGGACGGGATTGCTCCCTCGCGACTATTGTAAGCTTGAGGTTGAGCCTCAGCTTGCGCATCCCGACGGGACTATGCCCGCCGGAAATTTGGTCTGTCCGCTGCTAAGCGAACAGGAAGTTGAAGATCTTGGAGCCGACCTTCTGCTGCTCGACCTCGCGCGAGTTGGCTTCCTCGCGGGCGAACTTGACGGCTCGCTGGAGCCGCTCGACGCGGTCCAGGATCTGTGCCACGTCTCCGGCCGGGAGGGCGCCAGAGAACTTGATGGTCTTCCAGTAGCCAGCGATCTGGTCCTCGAAGCCCTCCTTCACCTGTGCTGCGTGCTTGTCAGTCGCCTGAGCGAGGACGAGGGGCACGAACACCTTCTTCGTGCGCGTGGTCTCCGCCGGCTTGCTGGCGTAGCAGCCCACGTTCGTGTCCGGGTTCCAGTCTTCCGACGGGTCGAGGGTCGGAAGCTTGCTGACGAAGGTGTGGATGTCCACCAGCTTCTTCTCGAGGAAGAGCAGGTAGTGAACCGGAGCTGCAGCGACGAGGGTCACGTCGCCCACGACTACGTCGGCAGTCGCCACGCAGTTGGCGTAGTCCTTCGTCGCGGTCACGTCGAGGAGGTCAGTGAGGACCGCGGCCACGTCCTTGAGAAAGGTCGAGGCATTGAGCTGCACGCGGGTGGACTCCGACGGGAGCTGCTCGCCGCCATCCTCCTTGGGACGGTAGACGCGCGAGATGCCGGACACGAGGGCCGGCTTCTGCATCTTCTGATAGATGTCCGTGATGCCCGCGTGGGCCTTGTTCTTGATGGACTTCTCGACTGCGATGATTTGACACAATTTTGTCATGTTCCAGATTCCTCTTGAGTTTGAGCTTCTTCTTGTTGTGATGACTCTATCTCACTGGGAGCCATCTTTACAAGTTGTCGCTTCGTCTCCCAAAACTTTGTCGTTCGCTGACGTAGAAGTTCTCTAGTCTCTTCAGAAACAGTTCGCTGACGTAGAAGTTCTCTAGTCTCTTCAGAGATAGGTTTGCGCTTTATGCCAAGTGCTTTGCGCTCAGCCGCCCTCTTTGAGATGTTCTGACCGACTGTGGGATCTCGCTTGACTCCCAAGTTCGCTTCGCTGATACGACGAAGTCCGTCTTCTGTCTTGGGAGGGGACGGGATCTTTCGTGACTTGCGAGTCTCGCTAATCTTATGCCTCGTCTCGTCAGATTGAACACGACCCATTGCTGATCGACTCTTCTTTGCACGAGTCTCTTCGTTGGGTGCAAATCCACCTTCTCCACCCTCATTCATGTTGTAACCCTCAAGATGAGTGCTCAACTCAAGAACAAGAGCGTGTTCTGCAATGAATGCCGCTGCCTCAGTCTCATGCTCAGAGATAATCTTCAACTCAAACTTGTCATCACCGTATTTTCGGATCGCTCTGTACAAACGCGTTTCTTCGCCGCGGGCAGCAGCATAAAGATGAGCACGAAAGCGATACTCAGGATCATTTGCTTTCCCGACGTATCGTTTCCCGTTGACGGCATTGGTGATGCAGTAGACGAATGACTTCATGATGTAACTATACCAGATCGACTGATCTGACTAAGTTACGTCGCCTTTTGAATCGCCTCTAGATCTCGCATGATGTCAGCATCGACCGAATCCGCGGCCTCGAGAGTGGTTGGCGCCCAGAGCTCCGCGTTCTTGCGGGTCATTCCCTGCGAGACCATGAACTCAATCTGACTAGCGAGGCGCTGAATGTACGATGCCTCGGGCTCGTCGATGAAGATCCTGCCGGGCATCAGCTGCACTTCGTCCAGGTACAGTCGACGTTCGTGCACCTCGGGCAACCCGCCTCGTAGGTGAGAGACTCGCATCCGCACTCGGGGCACTTCTTGTCGGAGGTCGACTTGGTGCCGTCCGGGATGTAGGACTTGAGCACTCGAGCGATGACTCGAGAGAAGCTCTGCATGTCGCTGTGTTTGTCCTTGACGAGCTGCTCGACCACGTACTGGACTGGGATACCGTGGCGAAGAGACAGTGACAGGGACCTCGTGAACGCTCCGTGGAGAGGATTGCTGAAGAGTTCCACGATGTCCTTGAACAAGAGGCAGTCGTCGTCGCCGAACGGGATCATCAAGTTGTAGGTGGCGACGCCGTCCTTCTTGCCGTTCTTGATGAGGGTGCCCGTCTTGGCCTTGCGCGGTACCTCCACATGCGACGACAGGCCGCAGAAGATCTCGTATGGGTCTCCCGCCAGCTTGCCCACGAGGACGAGGTAGGACTCAGGGCCCGCCTCTCCCTTGACGTTGATGCGATGGATGTCGCACGGCAGCTCCTTGGGACGCTTGGGGGCGTGGTTCTCCACGACCTTGGTAGTGTCCTTCTTGGGCTCGTCCTTCTTGTCATCCGCGACGAGGACGCCCGCACGGCTGCCGTCTCTGTAGACCGTGAGTCCCTTGCAGCCCGATTCCCAGGCTCGCATGTAGACCTCAGCGACGGTCTCCTTGGTCGCATTTGCCGGGAGGTTGCAAGTCTTGCTGATGGCATGGCACACCCACTTCTGGGCTGCGGCCTGGAGGTCCACGGACGACGTCCAGTCCACCTTGTCGGAGGTCGCTCCGGAGTAGGGCGACTGTTCCACTTGGTCCTCTGTGCAGCCGCTGACTTCCATCCACTGCTTGAAGCCGTGGTGGTACACCTTGTACTCCTGCCACTTGTCTCCCATGTCGTCAGTGAAGTCCACGCGAGCGCTGGTGTCAGTCGACATGATCTTCTTGCGGCGCTTGTAGGACAGGAGGTAGGCGGGCTCGATGCCGCTCGTGGTCTGCGTGAGGACAGACACGCTGCCGGCGGGGGCGGTCGTCGTGAGAGCGATGTTTCTGCGACCGTGCTTCTTCCACCTGCGAACCAGCTCGGGAGATGCGTCCATGATGCGACGGAGGAACGGGCTCTCCAGCTCTGCTGCCCACTCGTAGACCGGGAACGATCCGCGTTCCTCAGCCATCTGCACAGACGAATCGTAAGCGGCGAGAGCCAACTCCTTGTAGATGGTCTCAGTCTCTCTGATCGCGGGACGCTCGCCGTACGTCAGTCCGAGCATGGCGAGAGCGTCGCCCAGTCCCGTGACTCCCAATCCCGTGCGACGGCCGCCCGAGGTGGCATTCTTGATCTTGACCCACAGGTCCCGCTCCAGCCTCTTGACAGAGTCACTCTCGGGATCGCTGTCGATCTTGGCGAGGATCTTGTCGATCGCCTCGATCTCCAGGTCCACTAGGTCGTCCATGAGACGCTGGGCAGCTTTCGTGACCTCGACGAAGCGCGTGTAGTCGAAGTGCGAAGCGTTCTCAGCGTCCTGGTCAGCGCTGCTGAACGGGAAGTTCACGAACTTCGACAGGTTGAGAAGGAGAAGTCGGCAGGAGTCGTAGGCGCTGAGGATCAGCTCGCTGCACGGGTTGGTCGAGATGTTGGCGTAGCCCTTGTGCGCGTAGGCCTCAGTCGGAGTCCACTTCGTGACAGTGTCCCAGAAGAGCAGACCGGGCTCGGCCGACGTCCAGGCGGAGTCGACGATCTGGTCCCAGATCTGCTTGGCTCGCACCTTCTTCGTGATGGTCGCCTTCTCCAGCGGGACGTTGACTGGCCACTGCAGAGTGAACTCCGCGTCGGCAGCGACCGCCTTCATGAAGTCATCTGTGAGCCTAATAGAGATGTTGGCGCCGGTCACCTTCGTAAGGTTGCGCTTGATGTTGATGAAGGTCTCGATCTCAGGGTGGAGGACCGAGATCGTGAGCATCAGCGCGCCGCGGCGGCCTCCCTGGGCCACCTCGCGGCAGGTGTTGCTGAAGCGTTCCATGAAGATGCCGATGCCGTCAGTCGTGCCGGCGGCATTCGCAGTCTTCTGGCCTCTCGGTCGGATCGTGGAGATGTCGAATCCGACTCCGCCTCGGCGTTTCATGATCTGGGCCTGCTCCTGGTCGGCATAGAGGATACCACCGTAGGAGTCCTCAGGCGCATCGATCACGAAGCAGTTGGACAGAGACTGCATCTTGTAGCCGTTGCCCATCGCGGACATGGGCGAGCCTTGCGGGACGATCTCCCAGGATGTCAGGTATCCCAGGATCGTCTCGTAGGACATTCCATTGATGTACTTCTTCTCGATCCGAGCGAACTCTCGTGCCAGTCGACAGTGCATGTCGTAGGGCGTTGACTCGAGGATGTTTCCATCTCCATCGCGGAGAGCGTACTTCGACACAAAAACGCTTGCCGCCAGTTCGTCGCCCTTGAAGTAGTCCAGAGATGCTGAAAAAGCCTCATCGCGCGTGTATGTCGTCATTCTTCTCTCTCGGTGGGTAGCTCAGTAACTATCGCTCGAACTTGAGCAGTCAACCCTGGTCGCCAGACTTCTTCGCCTCAGGAAAAGCGTTCTTCATTTCCTTCCAACGCGCAAGCAGCAGCTTCTTTTGGGCGTCCTCGGCGGACATCGTCTCCTCAGGCGGTGAGTCCGCATTGCCCACAATTTCGAAGGTGCTGCGTGCTGTGTTCATCTTGACCGGGAAGACCAGACCGTCCCTTCCTGCTCGGTTCTTTGCAACGTACAGACGACCCCATCCGGTTGCTTTCTCATGGGGCTTACGGGACAAAGACACGATCAGGTCACAGATCATAGCCTTTCCGTAAGCTTCTGACATGTTGGTCATGTCAATGACGTCCGCATTTGCGCCCTCCTTGTTGGACTGTGAGGCAGTCCAGATGGGAAGGGACAATTCCATGGCGAGGGCTCGGAGCTCCTCGTAGACCAGCTTCAGCTCGTGGCGAAGAGAGTCGTACTGCCTCGACGACCGCATGATGTCCGCGTAGTCGATGATGATGATGTCCGGAATGAAGCCCTTGAGTGAGAGCTTCTCGACGTGAGCACGTAGGGTCTGGACAGTCGCAGTGTTCGTCGGATATTCTTTGATGAAGAGGCGGCCTAGCTTCTCCTTCTCATAGTGCGCTTTGACGTTATCCTTGTTGTCCATCACCTCGTTGGAGTCGATGGCACACAGGTTAGAGTCGTAGCGAATGCCGACCGACGTCTCCGACAGTTCGAACGTGTAGTGGAGGACGTTCTTGCCGTGGCGCATCGCGTTGGCGCC